ACCGCTGAAGGCATTGGCGATCGCCGGGATGATCTGCTGCAAGCCATTGTCGTCGAGCACCATGCGCAACTGGGATGTGGCTACCAGATTGCGGCGTGCCTCCAGCATGCGCGATGCCGGCAGCTTGATGTCGCGCATCCGCTCGCGCAGGTAGTGGTACTGCACTTCCGCCTGCAGGTAGAACACTCGCAGCGGACGCGGCGGTCGCATAGTTAGAAACGGCGCACCCGCAGCCATATGGGCCAGCCAGGACAGCAGGAAATCACTTTTACCGACCTTGGGCGCACCGCCGAACACCAGCATGCCGCCTGGCGTGAGCACGCGCGGATTGATGATATCGTCAGGAATCGGGCTGAGATCGTCGAGCATTGCGCCGAGCGAAAATACCGGCAACGAGGGGGGCGCAGCCTTGATCGTCGCGCGTTCTCCCGTTGCGATGAAAGCCTTGCAGTCGAAGCCGTCGGTGATCGCGTCCGCCGCATCCCACTTTTCCGGCATCGCTTCAGGCGGGAGCTGGGCCGCAGCTTCGGCATAATCCCAACCTGGGCCATCCTTATCCGGCCAGATCAGCACATGCCGATTGCGCAGCGGTGACCAATCTGTCTTGTCGACCGGCGCCTTGGCACCATTCATCGCCGTTGTCGCGCAGATGCCTAGCCCGATCAATGCCTGCGCACACTTTTCGCCTTCGGCCAGCACCACGGTCGTAGACTTGACGACCGCCGGCAGGTTGTAGAGCGGGCGCGGATCGGGCGTGCGCCAGGCGCGGGCACGGACATCCCATGGTCTGAATTCCTTGCCAGTCGGCGGGTCGTAGCGGTAGACGCAGGCGATCAGCTCGCCGCTGGCGGTGGTGTAGTTCCACTTCGCGGTGTAGGGGCCGAGTTCATCAATGGCCGGACTGCGAATGTCAGGCCGGGCCGACGGCAAGGGTGCGACCGGACGCATGCCTAGCCACTGCCCTATCTCAGTCGCCACAGTAGGAAAATCGCCCTGGATCGAATAGCCCCGGATTCTTGCCCACAGGTCGAACAGGTCGCCGCCTTCACCGGAAGCGAAATCTTTCCACAGCCCGGCATGTTCGCCGATCAGTTCCACCACGAGACTTTTGCCAGGGTTGCCGTCGGTGTCGCCGACATAGAATTTTCCGCCGCGCACCCGACCATGCGGCAGCAGATAATGCAAAACCGCATCAATGCCTGCCAGCAGCCCGTGCCTCAATGCAGCCGTGTCTTCCCGCTGCATGCGCGGATTGACTTGGCCACCAGCATCGTTGAAATCGAACCAGTCGACGCGATTGGTCATGCCTGTTTGCTCCAGCAGCGTTCCTGCCAGTTGCACCAGCGGCATTCGTAGTGGGACGAGTCGTGCGCGATGCGCGGCAGCAATTCGCCGGCATCAGTGGCTTGCAGGATCTGCGCCGCGCGGTCGGATCCCCGTTGCGCGAGTGCAGCGTCAAACGGCACCAGCTCGAAGTACAGTTCCTGCGTGTCTTTGTTGATCGCAGTGAACAGAGCCGGGTGCGCCGAGATGCCGGGCACTGCCGGTTCCATGTACGCCTGGTAGATCGCGATTTGCGTTGCATAGACCGGTTTTGAGAGCGCAACGCCGCGCTTCACGCAGTCGCGCCAGTTCTTGTCGTTCATCGTCTTGCATTCCCATAGCGCAGGGTAGAGAAGGCTGAGCGCCGCCGGTCCGGCAGCGAGGACGCCATCAACGTGGCCGCGCACCCGTCCGCGGGCGACGGAGAAACCGAACTGGTCGCCGTTCTGTTTGCGCGTGTAGATTTCGAATCCGGCCAGCCGCAGCCAGCGGATCGCCAGATCCTCCAGCGTGTGGCCGACCTCGAAGATGCGCAGTGTGCGTCCCGGCAGTTCACGCTCCGGATCGACCGGCGCCTGCACGAACTCGTATTGCAGCGCGCGTGCGCAGGCGACGCCCAGGCGCGATGCGCCGAGATAGGTGCGCGCTGCCTGCTGGCTGCGTTCGGCCTGCAGAGCGGCGTCCAGCACGGCGGAGACGCGCTCGTGGAATTTCGGTTGGGAGTTATAGTCCAGCATCAGAACGGCACTCCCGGGCCACGCACCGGTCGCGACCCATGTTGCAATTCATGATGCGCAGTCGCCAGCCTCTCTTCCAGGAAAGCGAGATCACGCTTCGCCATCTGCTCATGCGCGTCGATCATGTATTCCTGATAGGCGCTGATGATGGTTTCGATGAGGCCTTGCACTTCGCGCTTGCTGTAGTCGGCCAGCGGCCGTTCCATGCCGAGCGCGCCGACGTAGTCCCCCAGCGGCGCCAGGCAACTTTGCAGTGCCGCCAGTTCGAGTTCGGACGGATCAATCATGCGACCCTCCGTTCTGGTGACGATGCGCGAGAATGCCGCCTGGCAGCGCATCGAGCAGAATGTGAACCGGCGGCGTAGGGCGGACGCGATGTCGATCTGCAGGTGGATGCGGTTGTGCGGCGCCTGCCAGCCGAAACCTTTTGCTTGCCGATAACAGATTGCGCATCTCAAGCCGCCTCCCGTTGTGCTGCATTGGCAGCGAACACCAGGTTCTTGATCTGCGGTTTGCTGAAGTGGAAGGCCAGCATGGCCGACGCCTGATAGCGGGTCAGACCATAGTCGTTGCGATGCTGGAGCGGCAGGTATTTCATTTGTGCCGGGGTTGGAGGCTCGTTGAGCCAGCGCTTGGTCTTGTGTGCGGAGTCGGCGCTTTCGTGGTCGTTCAGCCAGTCGTCGGCTTGCGCGAGGCAGACCGAACGCTCGCCGATACCGAGCAGGCAAGTTGGGAGGGACTTGCCGCCACCCAGCGCATGCCAGCGCCCACTCAGATAAAACACGCCGCCCCAGGCGAGAAAACCTGTGGCCACCAGCGCGCAGTCGTCGCCGAACAGGTCGCACCAGCGGAAATTGGAACGTGCGAGCAGGTCGACCTCGGTCATGATGAAGTCGGTCAACGCCTCAGCCCCGTCGTCGCAGCGCTCCCAGACAAAGCCGCACAACGGACATTCACGGCACGCGGCCGGCACGTCGGCCTCGCAGCCCGGACATTCCTTGACCGGCGCATCACCGGACGAAGTTTCGCGGCCGTCTAGATTAGCCTCCTGCTCGAGCTGGCCGTGCATCAGCGTCGCGGTGCCGAAATCCAGCACGATGCAATCGCTCTTGAAGACGCCCGGATATTCGGCCGGATCCACAGTGCGCAGGCCGCGCCCTATCATCTGCATCAGGGTCGACTTTTGCGAACTCGGACGCAGCAGCACGATGCACGATGTCGGCGTGTAGTCGTAGCCTTCGGTCAGCACCGCGACATTGACGACGATCTGGGTGGCGCCGGACTCGAACGCGGCCAGGCGCGACTTGCGCTCGGCTTCCGACAGGTCGCCATGCACCATCACCGCCGCGATGTCGGAGCTATTGAACGCCTGGCACACGCTGTCGGCGTGCGCGACTGTCGAGCAAAAGACGATGGTCTTGCGGCCGGATGCCTTTTCGCGCCAGTGACGGATCACTGCATCGGTGACCGGTGTCTTGTTCATGATCGCTTCGACCTCGCTCATGTCGAAGTCGGAAGCCGAACGCTTGACCTGCGACAGCGCATCGGCGGTGCCGACGTCGACCACGAAGGTGCGCGGCGGCACCAGATGGCCGGACGCGATCAGTTCGCCGAGGCGGATCTGGTCGGCGACGTTGGTAAATACTTCGCGCAGTCCCTTGCCGTCGCCGCGCATCGGCGTCGCCGTGACGCCGAAGATCTTGGCATTCGCATTCTTTTGCAGCACGCGGTCGATCACGCGGCGATAGCTGGCCGAGGCGGCGTGATGCGCCTCGTCGATCACCAGCAGGTCGAGCGCCGGCATCGTGTCGAGATGATTGTCGCGCGACAGTGTCTGCACCATCGCGAAGATGGCGCGGCCATCCCACGATTTGGTCTTTGCGTCGAACACCGAGGTGCTGACCCCGGTGTTGATGCGTTCGAACTTGGCACGGTTTTGCGCAACCAGTTCGTCGCGGTGTG